CTTTTTCTTTTGTTCTTCTGATAGGCTATCGTACCAAGCATAATCTTTTCTATCTAACCGTTCTAAGGTGTCGAATAGGTTTATATCCTGATTGTCAAACTTTTCGTCAGCAGAGACTTTTTCTTTTTTAGCCATTTAAAAACATTGTCTATAATCAACTATTTCACAATTGCGACTTACCTCTTTAACAAAGTAGATACATCTTGGTTTATCACCATCATCAATGGGTACACATAAGAATTGACCATTCTTTAATCTAGGTGCATACCAAACCACATCATGATAAATGTCAACTATTTCAATATCACAGAATGTTGGTCTAAAACTACTTAATGGATTAAATTCAAATGCGTTGAAGCCTCGATCATTGACACTAGTCAGTGGTAATGTTTCTAAGTCCCCAAACTCAGCCTCACCAATAAGTATCTGCCAATCCACTGGCATTTTTATAGTTGTGTTTGCTATTTTTAATACCAATGCTGGACTATTGAATGATTCCAAAAAGATCAATGGAATATAATGGTAATCTACATTTGCAGGATTGCTATTATCCAAAATAGCGAACCTAAGATCATCGATCTCCTCAGGTAATTCAGTAAGGTCATATGGTTTGTTGTCTAATGTCAGTATTTTAATTTTTGTTCCCCTATTATATCTATATTATACATGAATATAATATAATGTCAACATCAACGGTACTGCAGCTTTTCCATAGTAAAAGGATATGAGGCCTCTTTGTAAAAGGTTTTTCGTTGTGTTAAATGTCGTTTGGCAAACTTACAACTACTAGTTATGTCCCAAATTTGGACATGATCCTTATCTTCAGCTTTTCTGATACCACGACCAATTGATTGTATAACCCGAACGAAGCTTTTTCCAGGCTCAATAAGTATAAGATTAAAGATACGGGGTATATTAATGCCCACAGCAGCAACACCGTAAGTAGCAACGATAATCTTATTGGTGCTTGTAGCAATTTCATCATATTCCTCTTTACGTTCAGTTAAATTAGTTGCACCACTTACAAACACGCTATCGGGCAACCTGTTTATTAATTCTTTACCTGCGTTAACTCTATCAACTAATACCAATGTGTTACCTGTTTCTTTAATATTCAGTATCAGTTGTGCTATGGTATCCAATCTATTAGGTTCTTCTAATAAATGTTTCAACTCGCTTTGATAGTTACTAAACTCTACTTGATCTTGTAATTGTACAATGTTTACATGGCACTGAGCTAACACACCTCTATCTTGCAATTCACTAGCAGATAGTTTACTAATCAATGGACCAATACTTACAAACAACGATTGGCTTTCAAATAATTGTTTTGGTATAGTACCAGTTAAACCCCAACGAATTGGTATATGACTCATTGGACCAGTAAGCAATGCCTTTAACGCATCAGCCTTTGCTTGATGAACCTCATCAACGATAACACATACCACACCTTCAATGAATTCACCAATAGTTACTTCAGCTTCACCCTCTTTGGTTTTCTTCATCATGTTGTTAAGACTTTGCCAAGTACATATGGTATGTGTTTTGCCTAGTTCTTTACGATCACCAAAGTATACACCAACATCAAGTCCTAAATTTATATAATCGGCTTCTGTTTGTGTTACTAAGCTTTTATTAGGCACAATAACAATGCTACGACCATATGTTTCTATACTAGAACTTAAAGCAGCAGTCATAAGAGTTTTACCTGCGCCAGTTGCTACCTCTTGTAAACACTGTGGGTTAGATAGAAAATTATTTACAATCTCTACTTGATAGTCACGTAATTTTACTGGCTGTCCTGCAATGGGATGTCCTTCAGGCCAAACTTTGCCACTGAAGCTGTCCTCGGACACTTGAGTAAAATTGAAAGTTGTAGTGTACTCTCTTACATCTTCTAATTCAATATCGTATCCAGCACTATCAACTACAGGAATAATTTGTTCCAATAGATTGACGTATGTGCTACCTCCCAAACTAAAATAGCTTACCTTACCATTCCATCTACCAAGCCTAACACTTGGAAGATATCTAGCACCAGGCACATCGTACTCAAACATCTTCATTAATTTTTTACGTTCAGCTAATTCAAGACCAATTAATTTACAATTAACCTCATCTTGTACTAGTATTTTACATGTTTTCATCTATCATGATTCCATAATCTATTAATAGTTCTTGCTGATTATATAAGTCAACCTCAAGTGTTGCATTATATAATGGTTCGTTGATTGCTGCAATATACATGTTACCGTTTATTTTTACTAGTGTTGGATTCCAACATGTTACTGATGCGTAAATTTCCACTTCTTTTAAAATATCTTGCACGGTATCGCAATAATTAATGTTGTCGTAATGTTTTTTAACTTTTTCTAAAATACCTTTTAGTTTATTCAAACTAAACGGAGTAACATAGTGTTTAAATTCATGCGACCATGTCATAAGTCTAATAGACCTAAATTCTTTTACAAAGCTTTCCTTGTAAGGTGTGTACAATATAATATTGCCATCTTCAATTTTTATTGAAGCATTGGTGAATTCAGATGAACTGGGTACTATAGTAAGTCCCCATGGCATTTCTGATAATTCAACTGAATTAATTTGTAAGGTCAATAATTGTTTATGATATTTTTGAACTACTTTCTTAAATAAGGACACTTGATTAGTAGTGACAGAATTTTTTGGTATGATTTTAGTCATCAATAAATTAGCCATAAATCGTTTATCGTAAGTACCCATTCTTACGTTACTCAATAAAAAGTCAACGACCTCTTCGGCATATTTAAATGTGTGCATGATAATAGTATATCAAATTGGTTAAGAATAAACAACTATAATGGCAAAAGGGGCCGAAGCCCCCTTTGTATTTTTAAATTAGCCTCGCATACATGTAGTAGCTGCAAGATTACGCCAATTATTTGGGCTGATCTTTACCAAATCAGCGATCTTCAAGCACATACGCAAACTTAGTTCACGTAGTTTGTCTTTGTTTTCAGTCATGAAATCAAAAATCATTTCTGGCTGTTGATCTTCAAAATCATAGTCTTTGAACAAGCCGCCGTCACTATCACGGTGCACTTGTTTGATACGCAACATCTTGTCACGTACTGTGTCAATTGTCAAATCCAAAAAGTGACAACGACTCTGCAATGCTTCCAAATGATCTTGCAATTTCTTAGACTTCAAGTTTTCAAACTTCAAGTTAGTAATGAAAATTGCAGTGCCGTTAAAATCAAACTGATCGGGCACTCCCTCACGGCGCAACATTGCGCTATCACTGTTCCAGCAAATGCGTCTACGTTTGCCTGAATCAAGTGCTGCTTTCAAGATGTTCAATGCCAAATCATCTTGAAAGACTGAATCACAATCGTCAAAGACCAAAACATTTTTCTTGTCGCTATACTTGTATAACTGACAGTACAGACCAATTGGGGTCATTGCACCTTTTACAATTTCAAAGCGTAGTTTTTTGCCAGCAATTTTGTCAAACATACTTGCTTTGTCTAATTCAGTTTCAACACCAAACGACTTGCCAACGCCCGGCGGGCCTGAAACAATCATTGCACGTATATCGCCATTGATACTTGCTCTTGTCATTTCTTCAAGAATAGAAAAGCGACTGGCAATACGATTCATTGCCTCTTCATCAGTTTCAGTTATTTTTGTTTCTTTTGCTTTAAAAGCAATAACGTCTTTAGTCACAGGACGATCTCCATTTAAATATTCAATGTCAGAAATACTATTTACTTTTACTTTTACTACATCAATTGCAATGTCAAACTGACCATTATTTTGAACAGTTACATAGTTAGCTTTCTTGCCTGATTGAAAGCCCTTAACTAACGTGAACTCTTGATTGATAACAGATTTATTACGATACTCACCCGAAAGAATTCGTACTGTAGACATAACTAAGCTCCTATAATTATCAACTAATTTAGCGATTATATAGCCAACTGGATTAATTGTCAAGCAATAAACCCAAGTTGCATTTCTTCATCATACCATGCAACAGCATTGCCATTTAACTCATATACTAACACAGGCATTGCTTGTGTGTTAACATTGTCAAATTTGAACTTTTTGGTGAATATTGCTTCTAAAACATCAAAATCTTCAGTAGATTCAGAGAAGTTAACATTTGCCTTGTTACTATTAACAAAAGTATCTATGTTATACACGTAATCTCCAATTCATTGATTTAAACGACTATTATATAGCCAATTAGATTTACTGTCAAGTATTGCTACTTAGATAACTCACTTCTCTATCTAATAAAGCTATTATATAGCCGATTGGATTTACTGTCAAATGTTGTAATTTTAGCAACTATTTACAGACTAGCATCTTCCATGCCCGCTGTGCGTAGTCTAGTGATATGGCCCAACATAAAATTCTTACTGTCAAGCCCTTTCATTACGCCAAGCCAACGATTACGAATCAATGCTACTTCATTGATAATGGTTTCAAAGTCAATGACTTCATCTTCACCGTCTACATACTTTTCAGCATCACGGCTAGTCAATACACGATTATATCCCTCTAGATATTTTTGAAAATGCTTTCTGCGAATTTTACGTAATTGGATGTTTAGAAAATTCAACACTGCTTCAATTTCTTGAAGTTGATTAAATCTATGCTCGGTGATTCCGGGTAATCCAGCGAGATTTTTTTCAATATTACCATATACACCTACATCACGTTTAGCATTAACCAATTCACTTTCAAAGTGGCTAATGAAATCCGGAATAGATGTAAGGTCTCTATTGATTGTAGTATACCAATCC